TTTTAAATTATCCCATGTTAAAGCACATCCTGTTAAAGGCATAAATGATCTATCTACTGCTGGAAATGTAGTCCAACCACCTTCCATCTCCATATTTAGAAATATCATTAGTGTTTTAATTCTATTACCTGAATGTAAACCAAATTTCTTTATATTTATTGAGTCAAAACCATCATGATGCTCATTAAAATAACCATCTTTAACATATTTTTGTCCTTGTAAACCTTCCATTTGATTTACATTAACACCTAATTCTTTAGCTATTTTCTTTTTTAATGCCATTACCATTTTAGAGCAATCGCATAAATAAGCTGTTTGTGATTTTCTAGAATCATCGACTACTCTTTCACCACCTAAACCAACTGTAGATTCGTTTAAGTCTTTGTCAATTAATCCTATAAGGTTTTTACACTCATCTCGTGTAATAAATTCTGGTAGTAATTTAAGATCCCAATTACCTAGGGGTTTTTGTTGCATTGATTCTTTTAGATCCACTGTATTTAAATTTATAACTTTGAGGCAAGTCGTTATATATTAATTTTTCTTGCTCAAATTGATTATTAGCATATTCTTTTTTATCTTTCTTATTGATAGGTACTAGTCTTATCATTCTATAATTCTTTGGTTTTTGATCCCCTAGTACGCTTACGTCTAACGGTAACTGGAGGTTTCGTGGTAGTTTTCTTCGTTTCATAACTAGGTTTTTGCAATTCCTTTAAGTATTCTCTAACCTGCTGTCTTATATAGCGTTTATTTAATGGCTGTAATTCTTTCATCACATCATAAACTGTATCGCGACATTTGTCTCTCTGCAGTATAAACGTAATTTTACGGCTTAAATACGCTGCTATAGCACGGTATTTGAAAATAAATATTGTTGTTGCTGAACCTATGATTGTACATGCGGCTGTAAATAGCCAATAATTTCTTAAAATTTCTTCTGTCATTGTTTTATATTTTTACTTGTTAATTTTTCTTTTAATTCTAATAATGCAAAACGAATATCCTTACTTAGTCGCTGAGGTGTTATTCTTGTTAATTTACTAATTTCAGCAACTGTTAATTGTTCCATATAATGTTTCTGAATGAGGTATTTGTCGTAAAAATGTAACTCATTAATTAGTAAAGGTAATTGATCTTTCATGTTAGTCCAAACATCTCCCTCATCGTCTGCAGCCTCAGCGTAACCAATCTTGGAGGAGTAATCATAGTCATCAAAAAGCACTCTATGAGACTCAATGTGCTTTCTATGTTTACTATAAAATGGACTGGTTGAAGAACGAATTGCTAATGACATAGCTGAGGTAAGGTATCGTTCTAATGCTGAGACTTTTTTAGACGGAGTAGTAACAATGGTATACTTCTTTTCTATAGGCTGATTTAGGAAATATAAAACCGTATGAGATACTAAGTCAGCACCCCATTTTTCATAATTATAAGTACAAATCTTTTGAGCGTTGACAAATAATTGATTAGTAACAGCTTCTAATTCGCTATTTACTATTGATTCCATTTCAGTCTTAGATAGTGTGGTGTCCATTGTCCATTTTTATACGTCGTCAATATACGCTTCCCCCGTTACGTTGCCTAGTAGCCTTTGTTTCTCTCTCGTTTCTTATTGCCTTTTTTCTTTCCCTCAGTTATAAATATTGACTTACTTTTCAAAACGCAGAGAGAGTTGTGAACAATTTATGAACAAGGGTATCCCTTTTATCAATACCCAATATCTTTTATTGCCTTTATACCTTTATAGCCTTTGTTTATCATACCAATTAGTAGACTAAGGCATTTATTTAAATGTTTAAATGTTATATTAAATATTTTAAACACATATATGTTCAAGGTAATAAAGATTTCTGTGGGAGGCACGCTATTTTAAAAAAAAGGTGAGGATGCCTCTGTGGGAGCATCCTCTTAGACCAAGTTCATAGCTATGTCTTACCTTATCCGTTTAATTTTCTAACTAGCAATCCAAATGATTGTAATCTAGTTCCAGCATTATCAATACAAGCACCATACCATATTGTTTGATCTTGTGTCCAATCAATATTATATATTTCTATTGGATCTCCTCCTGCTGTAGTTGATGAATATGTTTCATTTCCATTACCTACAATCCATACTGCTGTTTCAGTAGCTGAAATAATATGTAATGTTTTCTGGTAGTAAATTGCACCATCCCCTGATGTTTGATTACCTGCTATTTGATTACCAGATGCGTATGAAGCTCCTATTGTAACATTACCTGGTGTTTGATATATAGCTGTATAAGTAGTTCCTGATGATGATGTTTTCTTATCCATAGCTCTAACTTCAACAACATCTCCTACTGTATAAGTACCTCCAGCAATTGATGCTGTTTGGAATATTGTATCACATCCTGGCGCTGTAGCTTGTGTATAATCCGTTGGTAATGATTGTTGTGAAACAATACCACCACCTCCGCCGCCTCCTGCAGCAGCCCATTCAATTCCACCATTAGCATTAGATGTTAATACTTGTGCTGATGAACCAGTGCTTGCAGAAGAATCATATAGATTTACTTGTTTTGAACCTGATGCTCTTTGTATAATAGGAACGAATGCTGAACCAGAATACATTTGTAATCCCATCTTATCATCATCCATTCTTAATGCTATACCTGCATCCGTAGTTGTATTTGCAAATCTTATACTACCTGTTTCATTTAAATTTTCGTGAATATATCTTGCTGATCTAGATCCTTTATCTTCAATTTTAAAATCACCAGATACTTGATTTTCTTTAACAATACTAAATTGCGCTCCGCCTCCATTTGTACCAGTAACCCATTCAAAATCTCTTTTTGTTTCGAATCTAACATTTGTTTGACCATCTGATTTTAGTAAACCAACGTTTGAACCACTAAATTGTAATGTAGGACCCTCAGTAAATGAAGATTGTGCATCATCTTGTATTACTAATGTTGCATTTTGTCCTGCTACATTTTTTCTAACTTTAGCATTACCTAATACTTCTAATGGGTATGTTTCATCTGTTTCAACACCTGTACTTAATACTGTACTACCTGTTACTGCTAATGAACCTGTTATTTGTGCTGATCCTGTAAATGGAAATGCTGCTCCTCCAGCTGCCGTTTCCCATTTAGCTTTACCACTTGCGTCTACACCAATTACTTGACCTACACTACCTGTGCTACTAGCTAATTCTATTGAACCAGACATTGTTAATTTATTACCGTCTTGTATTTTTAAATCAGTAGATGCATTTAATACTCCTGCTGATCCTGATGACCATAACTTAATGGTATCTGCTCTACCTACTGATGTACCACCCCATGCTAACATATGAACTGTATTACCTAATCCTGTAAATGCTGAACTAGCAAATTGAATATTAGACGTGCCTGGGTCATCAATAGTAAAAGCATTATATTGATTACCTAACATAGCACCAGAAGTATCAGTATGAATAATCATATTACCATATTGAACTGGTGTTGTTGCATTACCTAATCTTACTGCATCTGAAGAAAATGCTGCTGCATTTTGTCCTGCAAATATACTAGTGCTTCCTACAATTGAACCTGTAACATTTACAGATCCAGCTTCTACTATTACATCTCCAGGTCTAGTACCTTTTCCTACATTTAATGCTGGAACGAATACTGTATCAGCTTTATCTGCACCAATATTTTTACCACCTAGTACTACTGATCCTGTAATATTACTATTTATTTGGTTAAATTGTCCTCCAATAACTCCTGAATGTTCAGTACCACTAGCAACAGTATTTTGATTACCACCTAATATAAATGTTCTTGTACCTTGTAAGGTATTTTGATATCCACCTGCTATTATTGATGTATCTACATTTGTTAGTGATGATCCTGCTGCACCTATAATTGCTGAATATGCACCTGAGTTAATTGCATTAGTTTCACCACCAACTATAACATTATCTTCTCCGCTTCCATTAATTGCGTTACCATCACCTACAACAAATGCGTTTTGTGCTGATGCATTTATTGTATTTCTACCAGGTATATTACCTAAACTTACTGAACCAGTTACTATTAATGATCCTGTTATTTGTGCACTTCCTGTAAATGGAAATGGATCTACTGCTGCTCCGGTTTCCCACTTAGCATTTCCTGCTGCATCTACTCCTATTACTTGTCCTACTGAACCTGTACTACTTGCTAATTTTATTGAACCAGACATTTCTAATTCACCACCATCTTGAATATCAATATTTGAAGTGAATAATGTATGATCTTTGTTTACTTGTGTGCCATTAATTGAACTACCTGCTACAACAACTGAACCTGTAATTCCGTTTTGTACTAGATTACCTTCACCTCCTATAATACTATTATATTTTCCACCTTGAATTGTATTACTAACTCCTCCAAGTATACCTGACCAGGTAGTACCCGTTTGTATTGTATTAGATTCACCAGCAGCTATAACGTTTCTTTCTGCACCACTTTGAATATCATTATTTACTCCACCTACTACAACACTACTTGCTCCTGAATTAGTATGAGAATTTCCTCCAATTATTGCGTTATCAATTTTTGTAATTAAATTATTACCATTACCTGTTACTAAACTACCTGAAAGGAAAGTTGAACCAGTAACTGAAAATCCTAGATTTGCTTGATTACCTGCAGTTAATACTGATTGTAAATTTTGATCTGGGGCATGTGATGCTGATAAAGCATAAGATGCACTTAAAGCACTATCTGCTCTTGATGCTGATACTGCTCTTGAAGAAGATACAGCATATGAAGCACTAACTACTGAATCTGCCTTTGAAGCAGAAATAGCGTATGATGCTGATACAGGAATAAATTCCGTACCTGTAGCTGTTGCTAGTACATTAAATGCTCCACTTGCGGAACGCTGTACTAAATTTTGAAATGATTGACTTATATAAAGTCCTGATAAATCTTGTGCCATAATTATATATCGTATTTAGTTGGTCCTGGAGGTGGATACGCAGGATAAGCTGAATTTACAATTGGTAAACCTGCTTGTCTTGCTAAGTTCATATATACTGCTCTAGTATTCCTCTGCATTACAATAGGTGATCTATATTGACTACCATAGTCAGGTATAAATTGATATAGTAATGTATTTTGACCTAATTCAGGATACACTGCTAAATTTTCTGTTAAAAATCTAGACAGTTGATCTGCGTAAAATTGTTGTTTATTAAAAATGCTCTGACGTTTAGCATCGTACATACTTCTATCTACATTAACGCTATTTTCACCCCCTGTAGGAGTTAATAATCCGTTATTTCTAGTTCTTACCATTACAGCCTCTGTAATATTATACAATGCAGCATAAACTAATGCCGGCTGAATGT